GTTGTAACAACTCTTACGACTTGGTGGAACCATTGCACCCATTACTCTTGCTCCTCTGAGGGTTTAATACTGACTTCTGTTACAAGTTCTCTTGATGCCAACTCAGTAGCACAAGGAGTACCAGTCAGACTGTCCTCAGTAAACGCATCAGCATCTTCTGGGATTGCTGCAATAAGACCAACAATTGTAATCATAGCAGAGATAACAGCACCAGCACGCCAGACCCAACGTTCTAGATTACGAACTCTTTCTCTGAGTTCTTCAGTCATCTTTTCCGCGTCTTCAATCCTGTGTTTCAGGAGTGCTATCAGTTGATCCTGATCGGCGTCCTTCTGATTGATTGTAGTCATGGTTCAATTCATCAAAAGCCATACGCATTATATAGACGATATAATACGTTACACCTGCTAAAAGTATTATCAAACACCAGATAATACTCCAAGTTACGTCATTTACATCCGCGAGGGGGCGAAGGAACAGTTCCATCTTTACTATTCGGACTCGGTATTAATTGATAAGAGAGTTTATCTCTCAAACGATTTATACGATCAATATCATATTGTTGGAAATGTCCGCGTTTCTCAACATGTTTATAGTAATGGAGGGCGTTCTGTATAATCGTGAACTCCTCCATGGTCAACTCAAAGTTCATCAGCAATCACTAATCATAGAGTTGACTGTAGACCCTGCTGCGGATCCGATATTATTTCCTAGGAGTGAAACCCATCCTGCTGCTAACCAACCAACATAAGGAATGCTCATTGCTGCAGGAACACCAACACCAGCGGCGACAGCACTACCTGCCATTGCACCTTGACTGCGTGCTCCAGCGTCCGCCACTAAACACTCGGCGTCTTTTGCACTCAACTTTCCCTCTTCGTCAACAGCACCTCCTATATTTCTAGTGCCGTCTGAAGTATATTGATCACGTCTCCATTCTCTTCTATTCTCACTTCCACCACCAAACAATCCCCTCTTTTCTTTATCACTAATCAATGATCTCTGTGACTCAAGAATAGCAGGATCGTTTGCTTTATATTCAATTGTATAACCTTCCCTATCTGCTTCTATCTTGTAAGAAGAATATGGAGTACCTTTTGGAATATTGATGGTCGGGACTTGAACAATCCTTTCAGGTTGTCTCCTGATTAGATGTCCCAACACACCAATATGTGCAATTGCTACTATACTACCAAGACTAATGGCAGTCCACTTGAGATAGGGTTTCATATCACATCTTGTATGGAGGTTGATCTGTTACGATTTTGATTGGTCCTTGCTCAACTCTAATGGTCTGAGCGGGAGCAGTCTGAGAAGCAGCAGCAATCAGTTTCTCAAGGTCTGCCTTAGTGATTGCACCAGGACCGCCAGCAGCTGCAGCACCACCGTTCTGCATCTTCATAGTGCCGTCACCAGACTTCTTCGCCGTCTGGACTCCGAAGGTAGCCAGAACGCCGGTGAAGACGGAGGCTATAAATGTCGGATCGATCTTCCCTTGTGGGAAACCAGGAATCGTTACATAGTTAAGAGTAAGAATACCACCAGACCAAACTAGAATACCTAGTCTTACTAAGGTGCTGATGACTGCCATCTGTTCATCAGAGTCCTCAATCTTATCTTTTAATTTACCTAAAGGACCTTTTGGTTTTTCCTGTTTTACTTCTTCCTTCTTTACTTCTTCCGCCATGAGTCACCAGCAAAGGTAACTTTATTTAGCGAGATAACCCTCTTCAACCAACCATTCGCGGGTCATAGGTGTAGGTTCATAAACTTCCCACATATTACCAGCAGCACATGCTTGAAGTGCTTTCATTGTCATACCCTCAGTCTTACCTGCCCAGGTTGCTTCTTTCTCCCAGGGAATAGCAGAAGGTTGGAATGCATATGTTCTCCTTGCCATCTCTGCCCAGATCTCAGGAACTTCTTCCTCAGGTTTGATGATCGCAATCATACTATTCTCAATGGTGCCTGCCATGCAGTCCTGTGCAGCGTGCCATCCTTCATGTCGCATCACACTCATCAGTGTGTTGGGACGATTCATAAATGTTTTGTTCAGAAAGAAGTTGTTACCAACAGTGTGATAGACTCCACGATGACCAACAGGGAAATATTTTTCCTCTGCTAGAAACACCCTAACTCCGACCTGGTTAAGGGCGTTGAGCATAGCGTTGAATTCACCAGAAAGATGAGTAAAAGACTCAGTATTGGGATACTCACTAGAAATATCCAGTAGACTATAGACTTGTTTGACTCCATCGGTACATTCCCGAAGTAACATACATCCCATGGAATGATTAGTATAGTAATCATCCTCTTTAATTGGGTCAGCAAGTGCTGGAGCAGCAATGGTTGCTGCTGCCAGCAGAGTCATAATAAATTTTTTCATATCAGAAAGGAAGTGCGGGACCAGTAGTAGTAGGTGTAGGAAGTGCTCCGCCTGTTGCTCCAGGGAGTTCAGGCATTGCGGCATCCATCATTCCAGGAAGTGCGCCAGCGATTGCCTCTGTTGCTGCCTTAGCAACACGCTCCTTGACACTTTCAGCGATAGCATCGCGACGGAGATAAACGAATGCTCCTCCGCCAATAATACCAGCAGTTCCTAAGAATGATAGAACTGCTAAAACGTTAATTACTTTTTGCATAATATGCCTCGTAATATTTTACAATCCCTGCAGTGTGCATATTGCCCTGGGATACCCAGTCGTGAGCACACTCGTAGATTGATTGACTGGAGTATTTAGGTTTGCAACCATCCATTTGTCCCCCAAACTTAGAAAGCAGGACCTTAAGAGCCTGCTCTCTTGCTTTCATTTTCTGATCGCTGTATCGCCAATCATCGATGGACATTTTCTGAACCGCCTTGGAAGTTTTCGGATCCACCAATGGGATCAAGTTGAAGCGTAGTGGCAGCACTATTTGTTGCCATTTCATACATCAATTGATGAATGTTCTCAGATTCTTTTGTTCCACTCTCTTTACGAATATCATCGTGAAGTCTTTGTGTCGCTTCGTACTCACGTTCCATGTAGTCTTTATTAGCATCTGAGATCGCAGCAGAACCAAACCAGGGATCTTCTGTGAGAACTACTGGTGCTGGGATACCAGTGAAAGGTTCTTTGTCCATCTCTGCACATTCGACAATACTCTCATCAATTGCACATTCAATATCTGATTCATCCCAGAATGGAAGTTTTGTAGAATCTTTAGAAGAAAATACTTGACTTAATGTTTTTTTGATTTTGTTGATCATGCAAGTACCATGCGTTTTGTGTATTGGTAGGCATAGGTCTCTCTATGACCCTTGATTCCCCATCCTAACCAATAATAGGCAGGGACCATATATTGAGAGACAGTTTGTCCGCCGCCCTCAAACATAGGCAGATATCTTTGGAAGATGTTCTCATTGATCATATAACGAGTCTGACCTTCCAGACTACTGGGGTCACAACCATATTTATTACAGAACTTACCAAGATTGTTATATCGGTTTATGCTGGTCCACTGAATAAGGCCATACCCACCCCGATGGCAGTCCCCGTAAGGAACTCGAGCCCCTCCCTCGCATATGTTGGAATGGAAGTTACTTTCAGATTTAATGTTACCAAGAATTGTTGCCAGAGCATTTCTATCCGTGATTTTAGTGTGTTCTTGGAGTTGCTCTAGTACATACTGTTCTGCTGGAGAGCAGTCAATACACTTCCAGGTAGGAACGTAAGGTTGGACCTCAATCGGTTGTACGTCAGGGGCAACTGCAGTTGTCTTGGACATAATGAAAGGTGCCGCTGCAGCGAGAACTGCTGCTGTGCCTACTGTACCAATTAACGTCGAAATCATAATCCTCATTTGAACAAATCCATAATACCTGAAAGAGGGTGGTCCGTCAAGACCTGCCCTCTATTTAGTATCAGATTGGGTTGTTGGCGGGAATCATCATTCCGCCACTCATGTCGTCATCATCATCAACATTTCCTTCGGTCAATAGGGCAGCAAAGATGAACCCTCCTACCATGGAAGCTGCTATGAGTAACATGTCGCTCACCACAAGCCTGGGATGACTTGTCCTGTCGCGAGATAGGATCCAACAGCGGCGACGAAACCGACCATCGCTGCACGTCCATTCAGTTTTTCTGCTTTCTCATTAAACATTTTCTTGTTCCTCTAGTGTTTTGTTTAGAATAATGATCCTTCGACCATCATGTGTGAATTGTAATTCGTCGTCTGGATGCCACAGTAACTCTTCGTACATATCATCGAGTTTCTGAATATCCTTCCAAAGTGCGTCTGGGTCTGGCATATCAAGTAGTTCTGTTGACTTCGTATATAGTAGAATCACCATAGGTTTTATGGTCTTTATATCCTACCATACGGCCCTTTGTGTTTTGAAGAGCTGACATGAAGGCAAGCAGAAAGAAGATTGCTGGTGCTCCGATAATAAGAGCAGCACCGAAGATATACCCAGCTAAGAACTCAGCAATAGTATGGTTGGCAGCCCAAGAGAACTCGGTCTGCGTCAAAAGTTCAATCATCAGTAAGTCTCAGAAAGTTGTTCTACAGAATAGGACAGAAGTACAAAGAATGCAACCGAAGTTGCGGTAAACAATGCTGCGGTCATCAGAAGATACCGAAGAAGAATTTACCAGTGATTGCATAG